CTCAATATATTTGCGGGCGGCTCTGGCGCAGGTAAAAGTTTATTTCTAGCTAACTTAGGAGTTAACTGGGCGCTTGCTGGATTAAATGTTTTATACTTAACATTTGAGTTGAGTGAAAACATTGTAAGTATGAGAATTGATTCTATGGTTACTGACATTCCGTCTAGAGATATATTTAAAAGTATAGACGATGTAGAAATGAAAGTAAAGATGATTGGCAAAAAGTCTGGAGCATTCCAAGTAAAGTATATGCCATCAGGTAAAAACTCTAATGACTTACGTTCATATATTAAAGAGCTAGAGATAAAAACAGATAGGAAATTAGATGTAATACTTGTAGACTATTTAGACTTGCTAATGCCAATAGGTAAAAAGATATCCGCTGAGAACCTATTTGTCAAGGATAAATATGTGAGCGAAGAATTGCGTAACCTAGCAATGGAAACAAACGTATTATTCGTAACAGCATCTCAGTTGAACAGGGGATCTGTAGAAGAAATTGAATTTGATCATTCTCATATTTCAGGCGGTATATCTAAAATACAAACAGCAGATAATGTCATTGGAATCTTTACGTCTAGAGCAATGCGTGAACGAGGACGTTATCAGATACAGCTAATGAAAACTCGTAACTCTAGTGGAGTAAATTCTAAAATAGATTTAGAGTTTGATGTTGAAAGTTTGCGTATTCGAGATATGAATGAAGAAGAAGATTATGATCAATTTTCAAAACAAAAGAGCACAGTATTCGATCAAATTAAAAGGCAAACAAAAATCCAATCTGAAGAAAAAGAAGAAGAGACTACAGGCGACAACGTAGGCAAAATAAAGGCAAAAACAGACAGCACAAGATTGAGGGACTTTCTTAACAACTTATCATAATGGCATCAAGCGACTTAGAGAACATAGAAAAAATATTATCAAGATTTAAAAGGCGATTACCAGAAGGCGAAGAATATAAACTAAGATTAGTAGAAGAGTTTGAATTAATACTTAACCAACGTTTCACAGATTACTTCCTACAAATATGTGACATAATAGATTTGACACAGGATCTAACACATATGACGAGAGGTAGTGCAGGATCAAGTCTTATATGTTACTTGTTAGGCATTACTGATGTAGATCCTATTGAGTGGAATATACCAGTAGCACGATTTATGAATCCGCTACGAGATGATCTACCAGATGTTGACATAGACTTTGAGCATTGGCAACAAGGCGAGGTAATGAATCGTATCTTTAAGAAGTGGCCCGGTAAAACTGCTAGACTATCTAACTATGTAACATTTAAAGAAAAGTCTGCTAGGCGTGAGGCTGCTAGGCGTTTGGGTTATGATGGACCACTCAAACGCGGCTTCTCATATGAATCTATTGGTGTAGATCCTAAAGAAGCAACTCGCATAGAACGCAAACTATTAGGTAAGAAAAGATGTATATCTAAACACTGTGGTGGCATTGTAATGTTTACTAGACAGTTACCAAAAAGTCTTATATCAGCAGACAATCAAATATTACTAGACAAATATGAAGTAGAGGATCTAGAACATCTTAAAGTAGATATATTAGCTAACAGAGGACTGAGTCAACTAATGGAGATTGATCCATATCGTCCTCTATCTAGTTATCCAAAAGAAGATGAAGCTACAAGTGAGCTATTGAGCCGAGGAGATATACTAGGTGTAACGCAAGGCGAGTCACCAGCAATGCGTAGATTGTTTCGTGCTATACAACCAAAGTCAGTAGAGGATTGTGTATTTGCTACAGCTCTTATTCGTCCCGTAGCATTGAGCGGCAGACAGCGAGCTTCTATGTTTCACGATTGGAGTAAAGAAGTTATACAGGATGCTATAGTATTTGAAGATGACGCTATTGAGATTATCTCAGATATTATTGGTGTGGATCAATACGAAGCTGATATGTACCGCAGAGCATTTGCTAAAAAGAATGACGAGCGTATACTAGAGTTTATGGGACGACTAGGAGAACATCCTAATAAACGACAAGCTATGGCAGCCCTACAAGAGCTTGGAGGGTTTGGACTATGTAGAGCCCACGCTGTGAATTTAGGGCGCCTCATATGGGCTCTAGCGTATCACAAGGCCCATAACAAAAGAGACTTCTGGGAAGCGGTTCTCAAACACTGTCATGGTAGCTATCGCAGTTGGGTGTACCAAGCAGAAGCATCGAGACTAAACATACCTACAAAGCCAGGATGGTGGCGTAGTGGATTTCCGTCGGGACTTGGCGTAGAACACGAATGGCTTGATAGATATAAGTTTGCTGGCGTAATAGCTAACGGCAGAGCTTATAGAGGAGCAAACGGTAAGTGGGTAACATTCCTTACCCTAGGTACAGGATACGGAGAGTATATAGATATAACTGTACAACGAGCAGTACAATATCGAGACTATGATATTGTAGCAGGATCAGGTAGATATCAGTATAGGGATAATTCAGAATATTTGAATTCGCCTATTGTAAAAACTTTTACGTTTCAGCAATGGAACGAACGTGACTCATAAATAACAACAAACAACAACCATTATATAAGTATATAATAAAGGAGAACTATGGCATGTGGATGTGGACGTTCGCCAGATTTTTGTAGAGGCTGGCACGCATTATCAGAAGAAGAATTTAAAGAAGAACTAAAGGCTTATGAAAAAGAACAAAAATCAGAAGCTCGAGCTAAAAAAGAAAAAGAAAAATATCACGAAGTAACGGTAACCGAAGTTCATCATTATACTGAATCACTATTTAGAATACGAACAACAAAGCCAAATGAATATGCATTCCGTGCAGGCGAATTTGCTATGATTGGTATGGGAGATAAAGTCCGTAGAGCTTATTCATTTACGTCAGCACCTTCAGATGATTTCTTAGAATTTTATTCTATCAAAGTTCCAGATGGAGCGTTTACTTCTAAACTAAAATACATACAACCAGGCGACAGTATGGAAGTGGGTAAAACACCTACAGGAACTCTTGTAGAAGATTACCTAACACCTAATGGGCGACGATTATGGCTAATGGCTACAGGTACAGGTATTGCACCTTTTATGTCGCTCATTAGGCAACGTAATATATTCAAAAACTACAAAGAAGTATTTGTAACCTGGACTGTTCGTAAGCCTAGAGACTTAGCAGCATATAAATCTTTTATACTAAATACTACATCAGTTACACTGTTTCCAACTGTGACACAAGATCCAACATATATTGGACATCAAGGTAGGATACAAAACTATCTCAAGCCTAATACACAATCTGCAAATTACTTGCCAGAATTAGACCCTAAGTTGGATCGTGTAATGCTATGCGGAAGCATGGAGTTTAACAACGACATCAAAGAACTCTTAGAAGCTAAAGGCTTTGAAGAAGGCAATACAAACACACAAGGCACATACTTACTGGAAAAAGCCTTTGTAGGATAATAATGCAAACACAACTCAAATGGTATGCAATTCTATGCTCGTCAATTCTATTATTATTTTTGGCATATTATTATGGATTCGCTGAGCAATTGTATAACGCAGACATCACAAAATTGTCTTGGATCATTATAGGAATCTTTTTTATAATGAGCCTCAAGACTGGCGTAACACTACACACTAAACGAACTGGCACAACAGACTTTGAATGGTTTATGGCAGAGTCTATGTTAAGTCTCGGTATGGTAGGAACAGTAGTTGGATTTATCTATATGCTCAGTGTAGTATTCAATACTATTGACATTAACCAAATTAACACTGTACAAGCGGCCCTTAGTCAAATGGCAACTGGAATGGGCACAGCATTATGGACAACATTAGTTGGTTTAATCTTTTCGTTAATCTATAAAACACAACTTGTCGTTATAGATGATAACAGAGATAGTTGATGAAGTCAAGATACATAAGTAATCTTGCCTTTATTGATTTATTATTTAATCTAATACTTGGCTTTGTATTTTTATTTCTTGTTGCGTTCTTGCTTATCAATAAGCCAGAGAAAACAGCAGATGTAGAAAAGAAAGCTGAGTTTATGATTACAATGTTTTGGCAAGATGAACACGAAGGAGATATTGATCTATGGGTTGAGACTCCACACGGTGTAGTAAACTATATCAATCCAACATTAGGTGCTGTACATTTAGATAAAGATGATTTAGGTAGACGCAATGATTGGTATTACGATACTAAAGGTGATAAGAAATATATTCTCATTAACAGAGAGATAGTTACCTTTCGAGCTCTACAAGCTGGCAAATATATAGTGAATGCTCATTACTATTCTAATGAACCTATCAATACACCTCAACAAGGACCAGCTCGTGTTACTGTAGAGATAACAAGATTGAATCCATTCTTTATACATCATACATCTACACATGAGCTAACTACACAAGGTGATGAGAAAACTTTTATTAGATTCACAATGACTCCAGAAGGTATTATTAAAGATGAAAACTTTTTACCTAAAAGTCTTGTAACAATAAAGAGAAAAGAGGGAATACTGAACTCTGCACCTACAGTTCCTTCAGGAGGCTTCTAATGATATATTTTCTACTATTTGCTATTGTAGCATCATTCATTATCATATATGCTCTAATATCTACTAGAGCTACGATTCACCTATATTACATCATTCCTATCACGCTTGCTGCTGGAGTAGGCTTGTATATGTTTTTTGACACTGTACTTGGATATCCCACAAAGCATTTAGGAATAGATAAGTTCCAACTTATATCATATACTACAAATGAAGAACAAATATTTGTATGGGTAGTATTACAAGGAGAAGAAATTCCTAAAGCATACAGTATGCCATATTCAGAAGAACAACATGCTCAATTAGAAAGTGCTATGGATAAAATGTCTGAAGGACAATTTGTAGAAGGTGAATTTGGTGATTTGTCAGATGAGGAAGGACAGTACAGTCTAGGCAGTAACAAATCATCTGGAGCAGAGTTTAGATTATACGAAGTAGATCCACAGCAGTTTTTGCCAGGCAAAAGAGACGGAACACATATACCTAATAACTATCCTGATACTTTTCATACTTTGCCTGACTAATGATATCTATTATACATA